TCTTGATGCGGCAGCAGAGACACACAACCGTGCTGATTATACAGCTTTGACAACTTGGGGTGTGTTTTTGAATGAAGAGGTAGACAACTACAACATTATTCTGTTAAACAGTATAAAGAAGCGTATGGAGTTTCCAGAACTGAAACAGTTAGCTATGGATGAATATAGCGAGTGGGAACCTGATTCGTTTATTGTGGAGAAAAAGAGTGCGGGTACGGCACTCTATCAAGAGATGAGGAGAATGGGTATACCTGTATCGGAGTTTACTCCGCACAGAGGGTCAGGCGATAAGATGGCACGGTTAAATTCTGTAACCGATATTGTAGCGTCTGGGTTATGTTGGGTTCCAGAGACAAGATGGGCAGAAGAAGTAATAGAAGAGATTGCAGGATTTCCATTTATGAGTCATGATGACCTCGTAGACGCAACCGTGATGGCATTGATGAGATTTAGACAGGGCGGGTTTATAAGACTACCAAGCGACGAGCCTGAAGAGACTCGATATTTTAAACGTAGAGGAAGTGGATTTTACTAATGGCTATTGAAAAAGGACTATACCAAGCACCTGTAGGTTTAGAAGAAGCAGAGATGAATACCTCTGAGTTAGAGATAGAAATTGTAAATCCCGAAAGCGTGACTCTAGACGACGGAAGTATGGAGATAACAATAGTCCCCGATGCAGATACAGATGACACTATACCGTTTGATGGCAACATTGCAGAGATATTAGAAGAAGGCGAGCTTAACACTCTTGCAAATGATATTATCGGCGCAGTTGATTCTGATGTAGATAGCCGCAAGGATTGGGCAGATACGTTTGTAAAGGGTCTTGACGTGTTAGGGTTTAAGTATGAAGAGCGTACTGAGCCGTGGGACGGAGCGTGTGGGGTGTATTCTACAGTATTAGCCGAAGCCGCTATACGGTTCCAAGCAGAGACTATGAGCGAGACATTTCCATCCGCAGGTCCTGTTAAGACAAAAATACTTGGTGAAGAAACAAAAGAAAAAGAAGAAGCCGCAGCTCGTGTCAAAGCTGACATGAATTACGAGCTTACTGAGAATATGGTTGAGTATAGACCAGAACATGAAAGACTGCTCTATAGTCTTGGATTAGCAGGATCAGCATTTAAGAAAGTATACTACGACCCAAACATGGGACGGCAGATGGCTGTGTATATCCCTGCAGAAGATGTTATCGTGCCTTATGGAGCTTCGCACGTAGAAACCGCAGAGCGTGTAACGCATGTTATGCGAAGAACAAAAAATGAGTTAAAGAAGCTACAGGCTAATGGGTTTTATCGTGATGTAGAACTTGGAGATCCACAACCATACCACAGTGACATTGAGAAGAGAAAAGCCGAGGAGGGTGGATATTCTTTAACAGATGATTATAGGTACAGTGTTTATGAAGTTCACGCTGACTTGTTAATAGATGGTATAGATAATTCTGAAGATGAGATTGCTAAACCCTACGTGGTAACTATAGAGCGTGGGTCTAACGAGATACTGTCTATTCGTAGGAACTGGAACCAAGATGATATGTTGATGTTGAAGCGTCAACACTTCGTACATTATGTATATGTCCCAGGATTTGGGTTCTACGGGCTAGGTCTTATACATATAATAGGGGGGTACGCGAGAGCAGGAACCTCACTTATACGGCAGCTTGTAGACGCAGGGACACTTGCCAACCTACCTGGGGGTCTCAAAGCCCGTGGGTTACGGATAAAAGGAGATGATACTCCCATAGAACCTGGGGAGTGGAAAGACGTGGATGTACCGTCAGGTAGTATCCGTGATAATATTATGCCTCTACCTTACAAAGAACCAAGTCAAACTCTTCTTGCACTCTTAGATAAAATAACACAGGAAGGTCGTCGGCTTGGAGCTATTAGTGATATGAATATATCTGACATGTCGGCTAATGCTCCTGTGGGAACAACTCTCGCTCTTTTAGAACGCACTCTAAAACCAATGGCAGCAGTGCAGGCTCGTGTTCATTATGCAATGAAGCAAGAGTTTAAAATGTTAAAACTGTTGATGGCAGAGTATGCCCCCACAGAATATGCGTATCAACCATTGCGAGGTGAAGTTAGCGCACGACAAGCTGATTATATGATGATAGACGTTATTCCTGTGTCAGACCCAAACAGCTCCACTATGGCACAGAGAGTGGTGCAGTACCAAGCAGTTCTCCAGATGTCTCAGTCTGCACCACAAATATATGACCTGCCTCAACTTCATAGACAGATGATAGAAGTCCTTGGTGTAAAGAACGCAGATAAACTTGTTCCTACAAAAGAAGATATGAAGCCGCTTGATCCTATAAGTGAAAACATAGCAGCGCTAAAAGGCAAACCTATGAGAGCATTCATGTATCAAGACCATGAAGCACATATCGCAACGCATATGGCATTTATGCAAGATCCAATGGTTATGCAAATGATAGGACAAAATCCACAGGCAAAACAAATCATGGCATCACTGCAAGCGCATTTAGCTGAACATCTTGGGTTTAAGTATCGTAAAGATATAGAGGAACGGTTAGGAGCAGAACTACCTATACCAGAAGCACCTTTACCCGAAGAGATAGAAGTTAATTTGTCAAGGCTCGTTGCTAAAGCAGGTAAACAACTTACACAGGCACATATGCAACAGGCAGCGCAGACAGCAGCGCAGAAGAAGGCACAAGACCCTGTGGTCCAAATGCAACAGGCAGAACTACAGATTAAGGCTCAAGAAGTTCAGAGAAAGGCACAAAAAGATCAAACTGATGCTATGTTAAGAACTGAGAAGTTAAAATTAGATAAAGCAGAAGTAGAAATAAAAGCAGAAAAAGAAAACGTACAACTTGAGATTGATAAAGTTGACAAAGACAATAAACTGCAAATGGATATATTTAAGGAGTTAAAGAATAAATAATGGCTAAAACCGTCTTTGACGTGCTGAAAGAAAAAATCGAAGCTGATAAAGTTTCCGCACAAGAATTTCTTGGTGGGGGTGGAGCAAAAGACTTCGCTCAATACAAGGAAGTGACTGGCTTGATCCGAGGTCTAGATGCTAGTCTATCATACTTAACCGACCTCTCGCGCAACTATATGGAAGATGATAATGATTAAAGCAGTAGAAAAACTGACCGACCAAGAACTAGAAGTACAACTACCTACTCCTGTTGGATATAGAGTGCTTGTAGCGTTACCTGAGATCGAAGAAACTTTTGAAAACACTAAAGTATTAAAAACAAATACTGAAATGCATAACGAACACATTATGTCTATTTTAGGACTTGTTATTGATATGGGTAGTCAAGCTTATTCTGACCAAGAACGGTTTGGTGATACCCCTTGGTGTAAAATAGGTGACTTTGTGATGTTCCGCGCCAATACTGGTACGCGATTTAAAATAAGTGGCAAAGAGTATCGTCTAATGAATGATGATTCTATAGAAGCCATAGTAGCTGATCCTCGTGGTGTCACGAGAGCATAAGGAAAATAAAATGGCATTTCAAAAAGTAGAGTATACTTTTCCTGACGAAGAAATTAAAGGCGAAGTTAAGAGTACTAATATTGACGTAGAAAACTCTAGTGCAGTAGAAATTGATATATCAGGAAAAAAAGTAGCAGATGATTACAAAAATAATGGTAAAGAACTTAACGCAGACGCAGATATTAGTCCTGCAAGCAAGGATACTCCTAATAAAGACAACATTGAAATTGAGGTATACGATGATACTCCGAAAGCTGATCGCAATCGCAAACCTTCTGAACCCCCTGAAGATGTTACGGAAGAAGAACTTGAAGACTACTCCGAAAAAGTCCGCAAAAGAATCCAACACTTCAGCAAAGGCTACCACGACGAAAGGCGCGCAAAAGAAGCCGCGTTCAGGGAAAAACAAGAACTTGAAGCCCTCACGAAAAACCTCGTCGAAGAAAACAAAAAGTTAAAAGGTAACGTTAATAAGAATCAAACAGCGTTACTTGAACAAGCTAAGAAAACTGCAACAGCAGAGCTTGCACAAGCTAAAAAAGCATATAAAGAAGCTCACGAATCAGGAGACTCAGATGCACTTGTTTTAGCGCAAGAAAGTTTAACAAATGTTAAGATTAAAACAGATAAGTTAAATAATTTTAAAATTCCTCCTTTACAGGGAGAACAAACCCCTGTACAACCAGGAGTAGCTAGTCAACCTACGCCAGAACCCGTTGCCGACGCGCGGGCAGTAGAGTGGGCTAAAAAGAATACTTGGTTCGGTTCAGACGATGAAATGACAAGTCTGGCACTGGGTCTACACAATAAGCTAGCAAAACAAGGTGTTGATTTGCAAAGCGATGAATACTACGAGGCAATAGATACTCGTATGCGGCAGGTCTTCCCAGATAATTTTGAGGAGATCCCAGAACAAGAGGCTGAAAAGCCAAAAAGACAGGCTAATGTGGTAGCACCTGCTACGAGAAGTACAGCACCTAAAAAGGTAAAACTCTCACGAACACAAATAGCTCTCGCGAAACGATTAGGGTTAACACCCGAACAATACGCCAGACAGGTTGCACTAGATATGAGGAAAGAAAATGGCTGAAAACAGAATCAATCGAGAACTTGAGACTCGTGAAAAAACGAAACGAAAGCCTGCTTGGAGGCGACCAGAAGTTTTACCTTCTCCTACTCCAGAGCCAGGATATTCTTATCGTTGGATACGCACAAGCAATCAGAGTCTAGTTGATGCTACGAATGTTTCCTCAAAGTTACGTGAAGGTTGGGAACCCGTAAAGGCAAGTGATCATCCAGAAATAACACTCGTTACTATAGAGAATGAACGCTTTAAAGATAATGTGGTTATTGGTGGGTTAATGCTTTGTAAGGCTCCTCATGAACTGGTAGAAGAACGAACGGCGCATTATAAAAAACAGTCGGATAGTCAGATACATTCAGTTGATAACAACCTCATGCGAGAGAACGACCCTAGAATGCCGTTATTTAATGATCGGAAGTCTAAGGTTACATTTGGCAAAGGCAATTAATTAATAGGAGACAATGGATATGGCTTATCCTACTATCGATGCCCCTTATGGGCTTGTTCCCGTTGGCTTAATTGGTGGTCGTCCTTACACAGGTGCTACTCGACAAATGAAAATAGCTAGTAACTATGGCACAGCTATTGGAAAAGGCGATTTAGTAAAACGTGTAAATGACGGGACTATTGACCGTGACGGAAGCACATCCGCTTTACCCGCTACTGGCACACTAGGTGTCTTTATGGGATGTCAGTATACTGACCCAAACACTAATCAGTTAACATTTAACAATCAATATCCTGGTAGTATTGTTGCTAGTGATATTCATGCGTTTGTTGCTGATGATCCTGACTTAATAATGAAAGTAGCTATATGCTCTTCAGGTACAACAATGGCAACATTGGGAAGAACTGTGATTGGCAATAAAACCGCTGTCATTAGTAATACACTCAATACTACTAATGGTGCGTCGAAGTTAGCCGCTAATAATAGTGTGGCTACAACTTCAACATTACCACTTCACATTATTGATGTAGTTGATAGCACAGCAACTGGAAGTGATACTTTTCAGGAACTGTTAGTTATATTTAGCACACATACTGATAATGGTAGTAACGTGTTCATTGGTGGACATGCCTATCGTAACCCAGTTGGCATTTAGGGGGTAATGTAAAATGGCAATATCACGCGCACAACTTCTTAAAGAACTACTTCCTGGGCTTAACGCACTTTTCGGTTTAGAGTATGCTAAGTACGGCGAGGAACATGCAGAAATTTTCGAAGCAGAAACTTCTGATCGTTCTTTTGAAGAAGAGACTAAACTATCGGGCTTCTCCGCAGCACCCGTCAAAGACGAAGGCTCTGCCATCGAATATGATAATGCTCAAGAGGCGTTCACTTCCCGTTATAACCATGAAACAGTGGCAATGGGCTTTTCAATTACTGAAGAGGCTATTGAGGATAACTTGTACGATTCTTTATCGGCTCGTTATACAAAAGCACTGGCTAGGGCTATGGCGTACACAAAACAGGTCAAGGCAGCCGCTATTTTGAATAATGCCTTTGACTCAGGTACTACCTACGGAGACGGAGTAGAGCTTTGTTCTACTGCACACCCTCTTGTAAGTGGTGGAACTAACTCCAACGAACCTGCTACACCTGCTGATCTTAATGAGACTTCTCTTGAAGCCGCCATTATTCAGATTGGTGGTTGGACAGATGAGAGAGGGTTGCTCATTGCATCTCGCGCTCGGAAGTTAATTATTCCTTCAGATTTACAATTTGTTGCAACTCGATTGCTCCAAACTGAAGGACGGGTAGGAACTGCAGACAATGACCTCAATGCTATCAATAGCAATGGCGCTGTCCCAGAAGGTTATTCAATTAACCATTACCTAACCGATACTGATGCTTGGTTCTTAATGACGGATGTACCTAACGGTCTGAAGCACTTTACACGTAGCCCAATGGCAACGTCTATGGATGCTGATTTCGATACAGGCAACAGCCGTTATAAGGCGAGAGAAAGATACTCTTTCGGTGTATCCGATCCGCTAGGAATCTTTGGTTCCCCAGGAGCCTAAAAAACTTAAAGGGGTGGCTTGCGGGTCGCCCCTTTTTACTCTATACTACAAATACCTTGACAGTCGCATGGTGTGGCTGACAGTAGCCTAGACAAGGAGATTTGAAATGGCTAATACGACTTTCAACGGTGCGGTCCGCTCCGAAAACGGATTTAAAACAGTTTCAAAAAGTGCTATAGGAGCTTTTACTGAACAAATCGTCGCTTCAAGCGGTGGTGTTTTAGAAGTTCAAAAGGTAGCAACTTCTGGTAGAGACAATATTGTTGCCGCAGGTACAACTGTAGGCGATAACAACGCAAGTCTTGGTACAGCAGCTACAATTTTTAATGTTACTCCAAACGCACATGGTTCTGGTATAGCTGATGCCGCGATCAACACTTTTATAAATAAAATTGGTGGTGATATTGTTACTACTATTTTAGTTGATCTGCATGGTGGGTTAGCTTCTGGGGGTGCAGCTGATGACATTATTGGTACAGATGGTGGAGCCGCAAACGCTTATATTGCAGAACTCACAAGTCCTGTAAACGGTATTCCATATAAGCTAGAGTTTATTTGTTTAGAAGTTCCAACAGGTGGTGATCCAGATATTAATTTAGTTTGTTCCGCAACTGGAACTAGCGCTGAAAACGCTGCTGTAACAAGTGGTACAGTTTTGTTTAACAATGGAGATTTAACATTAGGTCTTCATAACGAAGCAGATGCAGGTTCTACTTTAGCAGCTCTAAGTAAAAAGTATCTCTATCTAACTTGCGGCGATGCGACAGACGCAGCGTATACCGCAGGTAAACTTGTTATCAAGATACATGGTGCAGCCTTTGATTACGCAAACGGCTAATTAATCAGGTGGGGCGCAAGCCCCACTACCCAAAATAGGAGATTAATATGGGACTTTCAGACGTACAAGCGCTCACCATAAATGACGAAAACGCTTCTGACGACGATCGATTGGTTACAGCAGCTAGACCAGATACTTCAGCGACTATGGCAAATACCACCTTTGCAGGTGGGGCAGCGAGAAACGTAATAGTAACAACCACAGGAACTGGAGATAATAGTAAGACTTCTACTATAACAGGTACTGATGTTTTTGGTGATGCTATGACAGAGACTATTACTTCCACAGGTTCTGCAGAAGCGGTTGCAGGTACAAAATTATTTTTAACAGTAACTGCTGTAGAGTGTTCTGAACAATATGCAGCTAACATAAAAGTTGGTTCTGGAACATTGTGCGCTCAAGCTGTGAATGGTAGTAACAGAGTGAGATTAAAAGGAATGTCTATTACATCTGGTGGCACAGCAGGAGACGTTGAGTTTATTGATGGCGCACCTGAAGATGGCACAACTTTATTTAAGTCACGAACTATAGGCACAGCAAACACAGTTATTGACAGAACAATACCTTCAGAGGGGGTTGTCTTTAGAAGCGGGTTATCTATCAAGTATACTTTAGATACTGCTGATATGATAACTCTGTTCCATGCGTGAATATTACAAAAGGGGACGCAAAGTAAAAGGCAAGGGCATGAAAGGCATGTCTATTGGTAGTGGAGATAAACGCCCTACCAAGTCTGGTGCAGGTATGACTGCTAAAGGCGTTGCTAAGTATAGAAGAAACAACCCTGGATCAAAACTCAAGACCGCTGTTACAGAGGACAAACCTACAGGTAAGAGAGCTGCTCGTAGGAAGTCATATTGCGCTCGTTCAGCAGGGCAAATGAAGAAGTTTCCTAAAGCAGCAAAAGACCCTAACAGCCGTTTACGGCAAGCAAGAAGAAGGTGGAAGTGTTAATGGCTATATCTCGCGCACAAATGGGTAAGCAGATAATGAACCCACCAATGAAAAACAAAATGTCTAAACTCTCACAGAAGAGAAAAAAGGCAGCGGAGAAGGAGAGAAAAAAGAAGGATGGCATATCTACAAAGTAATATACCTTATTTTAAAGCATGGGTAAGAAGAGAGTATACGAAGAATTTTATAGAGTATCACGGAGAATTTTTACACGCTATGGTGATCGCAGTAACGACAATGCCGAATAGGACTCTTAGTTTCCAAGTAATATTTACTGGGTGTGAAACTGATGATACGGATGAGCCTAATGTACACGGTGGAGCTATGTGGGCAAGAATGCCTCTAACAGCTCTCGTTGCTGATGTGACGTATGAGGAATGGCCTACAGAACTTCCTCCATATATAGCACAACCTTGGGATTGTATGTCTCATCACCACTCCGTTTATAAGTTAGAAAGAGCTTCACCTGCACCTTGGATAGCAAAGGTTGATGGAGAGTTCTATCCTGCGAAATACTACTTCACGGTAGATTATACAGATAGTGAAGTAGCTGACGATCCTGCACAACATAAACAAAGTCATGTACTTGAATTATTAGACGCAGGAGAGTATACAGGTAATATTGTTGCTCTACCCAACAATAGAGTTCGGGTTACACACCCTGCGTGGTTTGAAACAGGTGAAGGCGCACCAGACTTTAGACCAAATCAACACACTTTTCATTCTAAACAAAACCATGAATATGTGTGGGATACTCAACGTGTTTTTAACAACTTGTATAAGGATGAAGAAGATGATGAAGAAGAAAATGATGGCTAAAGGTAAGCAAGTCAAAAAGAAGATGATGGCTAAAGGCAAAATGGTCAAAAAGATGATGGCAGGTGGAAAAGCCAAAAAAGGTTACGCTATGGGTAAAATGGTTAAGAAAATGCAAGCGGGTGGCGCAGCTAAACCTGATTTCTTAGACATTGATAAAGATGGCAATAAAACTGAATCTATGAAGGAAGCCTCTGTAGATAGAAATGCTCCAACAAAAACAGCCAAAGGCGGCGGCATGATGAAGAAGGGTTATGCCAAAGGTAAAATGGTCAAAAAAGGCATGGCTGCAGGTGGGAAAGCTAAAGGCAAAGCCAAAGGTGGTAAGTCTAAGGTGCGTGGAGCAGGTATAGCTAAAAAAGGTGTACGCCCTGCAAAGATGAGATAGTCATGCGTAGATATTATAAATCTGGGGGTAAGATTTGTCCAAAAGGTAAAGCTTGGGCAAAACGAACCTTTGACACGTATCCTAGCGCCTATGCTAACATGGCTGCATCTAAATACTGCAAAGACCCTAACTATGCAAAAGGTAGTAAGGGCAAAAAGAAGAAGAAAAAGTAATGGGCGCTCTTAAGGATTGGGTAAAACAAGACTGGGTTCGTATCGGTACGGACGGAAAGATTAAAGGTAAATGTGGTACTTCTAAGGATAAGAAGAACCCCGATAGATGTTTACCAAGAAGTAAGGCAAACAGTCTGAGCCAATCCCAAAGAGCAACCACTGCTAAAAAGAAGAAGCGAGAGGGTTCAAAGGGAAAAACTGTGGTAAAGAACACAAAACCTGCTACAGTGAAAATGCGTCAAGGTGGACTAGCTAGGAGACGAAGATGACGGAAGAAGAAAAAAAACTACGTGAAGAATACTTTGATGGACCTGCTTCCGATCAAATGAGTCTACAACAATTTTTTCTTAGCAAAGGTTTTAAGGGTAAAGCCATGAAGAACGGGGGGCTTGCTAGAAGAAAGAGAAGTATAGCACGAGGTTGTGGTGCTATCATGGAGAATAAACGTAAGAAAACTTTATATACTTAGGAGACAAGTATGGCAGATTTAAAGATGGTAGAAGTAGGCACGGACAAAGATGGTAACTCTTTGTACAATGTTCGTGACAATAGCAAGGGTGGTGAACTTGTTGTTGAGAAAACTTTAAGCTTATCAGAAGCAGAAGCACTAGTTAACGGTGGATCGACTTCTAGTTACAAATCTATGTCTAAATTAGAGTTAGAAGCAATGATGCGTGAGCATGGCGTAGAACTTGATAGACGAAAGAGTAAAAAAGAGTTATTAGAAGAAGTAGAGAACTTCTTTAAGGAGTAATAGATGGCTACTTCAGGAACTACCGCCTTTGACATGGACTTCACGGAAATCGCTGAAGAAGCGTGGGAACGTGCAGGACGCGAAATGCGTTCTGGGTATGACTTAAGAACTGCCCGTAGGTCTATGAATTTAATGACTATTGAGTGGCAGAATCGTGGTATAAACCTATGGACTATTGATGAAGGTACGGTCAGTCTTGTAAAAGGTACATCCGAATACACACTCCCTGCAGACACAATAGATCTGCTTGATCAAGTTCTTAGGACCAATGCGGGCAACACGTCTACACAATCTGATCTTACCTTAAGTCGTATAGGTGTGAGTACTTACGCAGCTATTCCTAACAAGTTAGTACAAGGTAGACCTATTCAAGTATGGGTAGAGCGACTTGCGGCTGCGCCGAGTATTAATCTTTATCCTGTGCCTGATAGTAATGACTATGTTTTTAAGTATTATCGTATGCGTAGAATAGAAGATGCAGGTAGTGGTGTTGAGACCGCAGATATGAATTTTAGATTTTTACCATGTCTTGTAGCGGGTTTAGCTTATCATATAGCTATGAAAGTTCCTGAACTTACAGATCGCATTGTTATGTTAAAAACAGTGTATGATGAACAGTATAATCTAGCTGCAGGTGAAGATAGAGAGAAGACTTCAGAACACTTTGTTCCTCGCGTAGGGAGGATATAATGTCTAATGCTTTTGCATCCATAAAAAGAGCCATAGCAGAATGTGATATTTGTGGGTTTCAATTTAAACTTAAAGAATTACGCAGTTTAATTGTTCGTGGACGAGATACAAACACGCTTGCATGTCCTGAATGTTGGAGTGCAGATCATCCTCAAAACAAACAAGGAATGTATCCTGTAAGAGACCCACAGGCAATCCGTAACCCACGTCCTGATTTTGCAGGACGAGAAAGTAGTAGAAATATACAGTGGGGATGGAATCCTGTAGGAGACAGCAAAAACATCTATAATTTAACAATCAATAATCTACAAGCTACAGGTGCAGTGGGTGATGTTACGGTAACGACGGGGTAAGACATGAATTACGCTTCTCTTAAAACAAATATAGCAGACATTTGTGAAACGACATTTACTGATGACCAACTTGCTCTGTTTACTCAACAGGCAGAACAAAAAATATTTAATGCTGTAGAATTACCTTCTATGCGTAATGTAGATAGTGGACCTTTAACCGCAACAAACAAGTTTTATACTACACCTGATGGGTTTCTTTATACTTACAGTATTGCTATACTTGACAGTAGCACGTCGCATTACTTATTAAATAAAGACGTTAACTTTTTGCGGGAGGCATACCCTGTAAATACAAGTGCAAAATATGGGCGTCCTAAGTTTTATGCTTACCACAAAACTACTGGGTCAAATGTAAATTTAATGTTAGCTCCAACTCCAGATCAAAATTATGAGATTGAACATACATACGCTAAATATCCTACATCAATAGTAACAGCAGGTGGCACATATCTAGGAGATAATTTTGACTCTGCTCTATTAAACGGTGCTTTGGTTGAAGCTATACGGTTTCAAAAAGGTGAACCTGATATAGTTGCTATGTATGAAAAACAATATGTACTCGCTATCGGGTTATTAAAAAATTCAGTAGATGGTAAACTAAGACAAGATATGTACCGTTCTGGACAATTTAGACAAGGTACGGGTTAATGGCTTTTACTGGTAATTATATGTGTACGTCTTTTAAGGTCGCTCTTCTAAATGGAGAGATGGATTTTAGTAGTGATACATCACAGTCATTTAAAATTGCTTTGTATACGTCGAGTGCAACTCTTGATGCTTCTACGACGGTATACTCTACAACCAATGAGGTCTCAGGTACA